ATTGAATCTTGGTCTTGTTCTTCATATAGTAAAGGGTGAGATTTTTCTTAGCCTCCGGGAAATGTCGATTGCGACGACCAGGAGTAGAATTCCCAAAGCGTAAGGAACTACTTCGTTCATGCATCGTACGCCAGTCTGTACAATCAAGAATACATTTTCAATCGTCGACGCCCCTTTCTCCACCACCCCACTTACGGCTCCTACGAGAACAAACGGTGCCCGTATGACTTTTAGAAAAGTGTCCCTAATTTCACGCCTGGTATGAATCATTTGCATTATACCGTCATGATTTGAGGTGAGAAGAGCCAGCCTCTCTTCGTACTCGAAATATAACTCGATCACCCTGTATCGATACAAGAGGTACCATTCGTATATCCATGTGCTAAAATAGAATACGATCGATATTCCAGTCGTAACAATGACCGGTGTTTTGTACATGACTACATTACACTCATAATCTCTAAGTGTTGATTGAGGGAGTCTACGTGATTATATTCGCGACCGGCCCAAACTTAAAGCGATTGTACGGAACACCTAGGATTGCCCAGATCACGAATACGCCATCTAGACTGTGAAATTCCTTCTCCCTGCGAAAATGGCGAGCAGTTTTTGGTTATCTTACTACTTTTTTCGTGAGATATGTACGATCACTCGAGTATCTAAATCGTATACTCCCTTAATTTGGACGTTCCGATTGGAGACTTTTTCCATCAACATATTTTGATTGGTGGTTTGATTTTACCCTTTTTTTGTATAGTCAAAAATACGTGAGGGCATGCTCCGATAGTATTGGCCGGATCGGAGTACAGCTTGAGTACAGCTAGTCTTGATTTTTTCCTTTTTTGGATTTTGATTTTTCCCTTTTTCGATTCTTTTTTTTTGCCCGAACCGTAGGATTCACGGTTGGATCCCATAACCTTAAATTTACATTTCACCGAAAACACTATAAATCGGTCGGTTTCCCGGAAGACTTGTCAGTGTTCACCGCGCGGCGGCACGTTTCCATGGCAAGAACCAAGCAGACAGCACGCAAGTCCACCGGAGGCAAGGCTCCTCGTCAACAGCTCGCCACCAAAGCTGCTCGCAAAAGCGGAGCCCAGCGAGTATGGAACGGCCAAGATTGGGTCACCCCCCTCATCGCCAAGGCTGCCCCCACAGGTGGCGTCAAGAAGCCTCACCGCTACAGGCCCGGTACTATCGCTCTTCGTGAGATCCGCAAGTACCAGAAAAGCACAGAACTCCTGATCCGTATGCAGCCTTTCCAGCGCCTGGTGCGAGAGATCGCTCAGGACTTCAAGACCGGCCTCAGGTTCCAGTCCTCCGCTGTCCTCGCCCTCCAAGAGGCGGCTGAGGCGTACATCGTCGGTCTCTTCGAGGACAGCAACCTCTGCGCCGTTCACTCCAAGCGCGTTACTGTCATGCCCAAGGATGTCCAGCTCGCCAGGCGTATCAGGCGCGATATTTGAGGATCTTACGAACATCCTCTGCGAACATGTTGAAGTGTCCGAGGCGGTAGCCCACCAGGGCCCACAGGGCGAAGAATACAGTCTTAGTTAACTTGTTAATATCATTCTCCTCCATTTTGTAGATGGGTCCTACGACACGCCCCATGAACGTCTCGTCCTTGTTTTTTCCGGTCACCATCATCTCAGCCTGTGTCAGGGCACACGTGTCATCGTTCACGGACCAATGGTAGAAGATGAAGGGAATCACCATCGAATAGAACTCGAGTTGCCGGCGGTCGTTGAGGAACGGCGTGACGAGGATCCACCCGAGAAAGATGACATGTATTATGAAAATAATGTTCATCTTATATAAGATGGACAAAGAAAATAATGCCCCCGATCCGAAGGCGATGGCTGCGTCGTGGAACATCCACCACGAAAACATCCTACGCCAGTGGGGGGAACAGAGTGCGTGTTACCGCTACATGCACCATCGCGCGTTCCTCATGTTTAAGAAGCTGAGTCTACGGTTTAACCTACCGGTCATCGTTCTGAGTACCATTACCGGAACGGCGAACTTCGCCCAGAGCACCTTACCAGTCGCCATCCAACCTATGGCGCCTTCGATCATCGGCGGTCTGAACCTCATCGCAGGTTTGATCGCGACGATTATGCAATTTTTAAAAATTCAAGAATTGATGGAGAATCACAGGACGGCCGCGCTCGGGCACGGGACCTTGAGTAGGAACATCCGACTCCAACTCGCCTTGCCCCGCGAGGAACGCAACAAGGAAGGACTGCAGTTCGTGAACGACTGCAAGACGACGTATGATTCACTCCTCGAGCAATCGCCGGCGATTCCGAAACATATCTTGATCAAATTTGAGACCGATTACCCACACGAAAACGAGAAGCCGTTCACCAAACCGGAGATCTTGAGGGTCCGCGCGATTCCGGTGATCGAATCTTTAGCTATGAACACGCCGTTCGAGCGGTTCTTCGGTGGCGGTAAGGGAAAGCCTGAACCCGAACCAGAATCCGAATCCGAAGAGGAGGAAGAGGAAGAGGAAGAGGAGGTGGAAGTCATTGAGGAGGAGGATGAAGCGTATGAAGACGTCGAACAAGGTACAACAACAGTACAAACATGATCACATTGGTAAGGACCGTGCATGCCACGTATGGTAGAATTTTCTTTCTTAAAGGTTCTACGACACGTTTACGTAGTGCGTCGTTTCCCAACGCCAAATCTATAGCTTGATTAGTAAGGTCGTCGACGTCGATGGATTCCTTCATTACGATTATCGCCGAAAAAAAAGTCGAGAAAGTTTACACGATCCACGGCAAAAAGATCGAGCTAGTGCGTAAACACCTAGAAAACGGGAAGAACGTGTTCATATGCGGCTCGACCGGAGTGGGGAAAAGTTTCATCCTGAAAGAAGCGCTCGAGGGGTTCAGCTCGGTGGAACTCAAGACTGAGCACATGAAATCCAAATCCCTGTTCCTCCCTTTCATACGACCGTCTGCGAAACATGTGTACATCGACGACTACGACCCCGTGTTCAAACCCATCGTGGAGAAGGTATCTGACGGCGACCGCGTTTCGCGCGGATCGCTCGTGATCACTTCGACGAACATGTGTTTTTTCCCGAATTTTGAGACTGTCTTCATTGCGAAACATAAACCGGAGGTCTTGTTTACCCTGGTGGACGAGGTCACCCCTACAGTCGAGGCCGCCGCGGCGAATTGCGGTGGTGACATACGGTCTTTTCTCACGTACGCGGAAGGGTACGATGCCATGGACGATTTCAAGACGCCGAAAGAGTTCATCGCCGACGTCCTCTGCGAGACTGGACCTCTAAAAATACACGATTCCATCAGCGAACACGGTCACGTTTGGGATATTTTTCAGGAGAATTACGTCAACTCCAAAGGTGTTGACCTCCTGCGCACGGCGACGAGTTTCTCCGACGCCGATTTCTACGATACGCACATCTACGCCAGGGGTGCGTGGTACCTGATGCCATACTTCGTGCTTCACGCGTTGACCGTCCCGAAACATTCGCTCGGTGAACCGCTCGACAGAGACAAGATCCGACCGGGAAGTTGTTGGACCAAGCTCGGGAACCACCGAATGCGAAAACAGAAATTCGAGGAGATCAAGAAAAAAAGCCGACTAGGCCTGGGCGTCGAGGAATTGTGCCTCCTTAAAAAGTACGCCGAAAAGGGTGACATCGAACCCCTCCTTAACTATGGGATTTCAGCACAAGATTTCGACGTGATCAATCACCTCGCTGTCGGAAATGGCTTAAGGTCGAGGGACGTCAGTAGAGTGAAGAAAGCTCTGAAGCAACATGAGCGAGAAAGAAGAGACCGAAGATGAACAACATGAATGCGTCAAGGTCACCGGTAACGAGATTCTCTTCTACGGTGACGTGGATAGGGAAAACGCTCTGCAGTTCGTTACTGAGTTTAAGAAACTGGAGATCGAATTACTTAAAAAAAAAGCTGAGCTCGTTGGCTTTGAGCCGACCGTCCGTGTTCATATCATGAGCGACGGGGGGTGTATCTTCAGCGGCATGACCATGAAAAATACACTCGAAGCCTCGCGCGTCAAGGTCATCACGATCGCACAAGGATCCTGTTGCAGCGCCGCGACGTTCATGCTCCTCGGTGGTTCGGAGCGTCGTATGGGCAAGAACGCCTACGTCCTGATCCATCAGCTCTCCACCGGGATGTGGGGTAACTACCAAGACCTTAAGCACGAGCTCAAATCGACCGACAAACTGATGGCGATGCTTCGTAAGATGTACCTCTCCTCGACGTCCATTCCCGAGAAGAGGTTCAACAAACTCATGAAGAAGGATATCTACTTGAGTCCCAAAGACTGCATTCGTTATAAAATTGTGGATTATGTTGAGTGACTCTCCAGGTAACCGTCCAAGGTGGTGTACCGCCTGCGGTTATCGCTGACGGTGGACGACCTTTTATAAAGACAAAGTATGCATACCATGATGAATATCACACAAAACGTGTTGAGATTCATGGGAACAGGAGTGACCGGAGGGGGCTTGAGACGCTCCATGCGCGCGTAGTTAACAACCGGTAACATTCTATTTATAACAATGAAATTATTTATACTCAGTAGTCCAACCTAGACGTGCCATGGTCTCGTCGTCGGCTGGGACTTCTTTTGAAAGTCTGAGCGTTGCTTCGCGCCAAAAGTTACACTCCTCCTCGACCTTTTTGATTTCCTGCTCGAGTTTTGCGTTCTCGTCCTTAATCTCGTACATGGCACCCGCCACCTTTCGTGCGTCGGGCAGTGCACGCTCGATCTCAGAGAAGATCCACTCGAGCGGACGTTCCCGACCCTCGTTCATGATTCGATTCACGAGAAGGTTCACGGGATCGGCGTCGCCTAACCCCCTGTTACCGAAAACGCCGGGGAACTTTCGTTCCACTTCTTTGATGAGGAGTTCCTGTGTCCACTCGGGTTTCGCGTTCTGTTCCTTGAGTTCCTCGCCACCTAGAAGCTGTTCAAGCTCCTCGGGAAATTTCCACTCCAGATATTCCCAAGCGAGGTCGCAAGCGACTCCAATATCTCGTCCAGATACGCTTCGTCTTCGTCGGTCTTCGTCGTCGTCGTCTTCGTACCATTTGATCTCAAAAAAATCCCAGATGCCGAGCTTAATCTCCGAACCTGATGGTTTCGTATACCAGTCGTGTGCGTCCTTGGGCCAGGGATGTAAAGCTGGAAGTCTTTCTAACAACTTCGATATGACCTGTGATTTGAAGTGAGCTTGCTTCGTTCTTGCCATTATTTTTTCTTCGACTCTTCGAGTTCTTTTGTCAGTTTGGCGACTCGATCTTCCAATTTCTTTATTTGTTCCTGATGCGGTTTCAGTGCCTGGTCCACGACCTCGTTGATAAAATCGAGGAGTCCACTTTCTGTGCACTCTAAGTTATGACCCAAATCGACTGTCTTTAGAGCGATTTTTTTAGTGAATTCTTCCAATTTGTCGACTTTTAGAGCAGTGCTCAGAGTGAACTCTTCCAAATCTTCCAAAATGTCGAGTCTTTCCTCTATCGATCTCTCTTCCACGACCTGAACACGTCGAAGACGCCTTGTCATTAACGGGACGGCGTCGCTGGCTCTTTATGCGCGAAGATTTCTTCGAGCCGCGCGGGGATGACTTTCTGCTGATTGCACGCGTCGCAGCACCTGCCGTCGCGGAGCGGTCTTGCGTCGTTTCCTGATCCACTGAAAATTTGAGCGCAAAGAATACACTGGACCATAACCTAAAAGACCCAGTTTATTTATTTCACGGGGTCCGGGAAAAATTTCAGGTTCCCAAATTACTTTTTGGCGCACGCGTGGGCCCCAGCACAGGTTACACCTGAATTCCTTGATTTAATGGAAATTCCGTGGACTGTCCGGGTTCGTGCCGGTGCGAGTGGGAGTGGCTGATTTGGCCCATCACAATCGTATATATATGAAAATTAAAATAAAACGCGCTACGCGCTAATAAAATTAGCTATACAAATCCGGATCATCACAGATCCAAAATCAGAACTCGCCGCGCAAAGAAATCTGTAACACAGGTCGGTTCAAATTTAGACCCTCAATTTTATATGGGATTTCTTGAGTTAATCCCAAATGCGTGCACGAAATGAGACTGACGCACCCCGTTTCTGTTACCCCTGCCACCAATTCCAAATCAGTGAAAAACAGGTTTATGGGTCAGGAATTCGCTGTCTTTTTTTTCAAGAGAGAACTCGACGAGTTTTTGAAAGACATAGACGCGGAACACGAGGTCGTGGCCGCGCAGTACGAAAAACTCGTCGCCAGTGTCAAATCGGGGTTTGGAGGCGCGGTAAAATTGACCCGCGAACTCGTGACCGCGTTTGGATCACACATCGACGAAAGGTGCAACGAAGAAGAGGAACCGGAAACGCTTCGCTTCGTACCAGAAAGTTACGTGAGTCAGCAGCAGTGGCTGGACTGTCTCGTGGGAGACTTGGGAAGGATTCGATTCATCGCGGATCCCAGATCCCTCAAAAAAGTCAATGTGCGAATCCGCGACAGTGTCAGCAGGAGCGAATATCAGATAAACACCACTACCAAGTTCCGCAAAGTCTTCAAGCAGCACTGCACCAGAAAATCTTTACAGGAGGATGCCGTCAGCTTTGTCCACAACGGTGAAGTAATCGACCCCGATAAATCCCCTGTTGAACTTTATATGGAGGACATGGAGGACACGGTCGAATTCTACATGATGTTTAACCCTACATCCGAAGCAGCAATGAACCTCCACGTCTTTAACGTGCGTGCGTTGAGCATTTTCATCAAATGTGTCGACACAGTACGTCATTCTCTGGACCTGGATGGAAAATTCGCTACGACCGTCCGAGCACTCACACAAAAACAGTTCGACGAACTCATCGATCTTATCCATAAAAAGCTTAATTTGCACGGTGCAGAAGTGGACGGTAATCTTGACACTGAACCTGATGCATACATGGACGAAATGGGTAACCCATGGGACCAGTCTATAACTCGTGCAGTATATGCCTTTGCCAATATTGACTACTATGACCCTTGAGACTATTTCATTTTTCAGAGATCCTTTTAATAAAATGTTCGCACATAATAACATGAGCTCGGCGCTCGTCGCGATCTCGATCGTATGTTTCGTGATTCTCTGTGTCACGGGCACGGCAGCCGGGGGTCTCTACTTCGCAGGACGAGAAGAGAAGACTCTGGAGCTTGAACTCGAGGCGAACGAGAGGTGGCAGGCGGAGATGGAGCAAAACCTGGAAGAAGAGGCCATGCAGTATCAGGACCCGCGGAGTAGAAGTTTTCAAACGCGGAAGGAACGGTCACCCGGTTTCGGTCAACTCCCGTACTTTCCCAGCGGGGCGTATTACCGCAGGCGACCGACGGAGAGTTCACTGACGTGGGCAAACAGGGGCGACGTTTTACCCAACAAGGGTCCGGACAGCTACACTCTCAAGGGGAACCCCGTGGTATCGATCGATAATATCAGCGATCATAACATACAGTGGAAGCGCTTCAAGGAGAACGCGTGGATGGACCTGTTCACCGAGGACCCGCTCAGGGTGGATTGTGGCAATGATGCACTGAACAGTTTTCAGGTACGAAGCGAAAAGTTCAGCATCGATAGAAACATCGTCAAAGAAAAGAAGGACGAACAAACCGGAACCTCGCTGAATTACCGTCACCAGTTCAAATCGTACCACGACAATTACAAGCAACTGTACAAATGTCTCACGGGCTCAGAGGGTTGGAAATGGGACGGCGACGAACGCGCACAGATCGGGGGTGATTTCAAGACGTCCATCACGGACAACAAAACCAGGGTGATTGAGGGTAAGGAACCCGCCGGGAGTAACGGTAAGGTCATGGATTGTGATTTCGAAGCCGTGGGCGAGACGGAATTTGGGAAGGCTGGTGCGGGAAAAACATACCCGATGAGTATGCTGGAACCGAAATGGGACGGCTCGGTGTTGGGTAATGAATTCCATGTGAGTCTAGGCAAACGAGGAAGTCTCACGAATGACTATAAGCCAGATCCAAAATTGGTCGATTTCCAGTACACGTGTCTGAAACAACCTGCACGCGGACCGTGTAAGGATGTGAAGTACACGGAATGGACACCGTTTTTGGCCAGCCAGGGAAATGGCCCCCGCGAACTCCATCACGCCATGACACACGGGACGCACGGTAAAACAAGCGGTGAAATGCAGGTCCCCACAATGTTAAAAGAACGACTGAACCCGACGATCGATCCGATCAAGGGTTTGGGCAAAGTTCGGTGCCACCCGACCGAAGTTCTGACGCGGGTGGATTTTGAGGTGAGCGAGGGTTTGGACGCACCGAAGGATTGGGTGAGATGGGGTTATACGTGCTGTAAAATGTAAATTACAAAAGAAGTCGCTGCAGTTTCTCGCTCCCGCGTGTCTTCATGAAGATCACTTCATCGCTTTCACCGCCTTTCAGTGTCATCGTCGGCTCGGTACACGTCGTACCCGGTCTTTTGTGCCGTTCGCACGCATTTTTTGTGCGATGTGTAATGTCCATATTCTGTGAATAGCCGATGAAGCCTCGTTCGACCTTGCCGTCCTTATCGACAGCGTCGACCGTCGCTTTGAAAGAGTACGGACCGAAAGCCCATTCATTGTTCACGTCGACAGGTGGAGGAGGGTGGTCGAGGATGGACGACTGAAGGAGCCGCCGTCGGCGTTCACGCGCGCGGAAGGGCATCGTCAGAATCCTGATCATCGACATCGTTTACAGGAAGTACCACCCTTGTTTCTAAGTAGTTTTTAAAATGAGGGACGCTCATTTTAAAAACTCCTCCGGCCGGGTTCGAACCGACGACCTACAGGTTAACAGCCTGTCGCTCTCCCAACTGAGCTACAGAGGAACGGTCCTCTCTACTAGAATCGAACTAGTGACCCATGGAACTACAGTCCACTGCTCTACCATCTGAGCTAAGAGAGGTCGTATAGTACCATCTGCACCCTTGTCTTTAAGCCACTTCTGCCCGAAATAAAATATCCATTTACCTACAGTAGAATGGCACCTTTCATCGTCCTTTTCATATTGGCGCTCTACATCATCTTGAAGAAGCCAAAGTACGATTTCAAGACTTTTCTTTTGACCATGAAAGATCAGACAACTCGGCAGAAGAATTTCTTCGCGAGTCACGATTCGACTGTGCCGATCGAGGTGATTTACGGGAAAAACACGAAAGATATAGAGACTGCTCGTGAGTTCGAAGACAAAATCGACCCTAAATATTTCAAGAAAGCTTTGGAAATGTTCTACGACCCTAAAATCCAGAGGCCTGATATCACATATTTTAACATGGGTGCCATCGGCGCCTACATGGGACACCTCGATATCATTAAAAAGTGTGCAAACAGGGGAATTAAGTACGCACTGGTGATCGAAGATAACGTCATCATAAAACGGAAGAGTCTGTACGAGGAAGTGCAAAAGGTCATCGATACCCTCGGCGATCGCTTCGAGATGTGTTTCTTCCATTCACTCTCGTACAAACCGGTGGGTGTCACGGGCGACCTCGAACGAGTTTCGTGGATTTCCGGTTTCAAATGCCACCTCGTCCACGTCAAGAATATGGAAAAGTTCATGAAATACTACTTCCCCATGGACAACCACGTCGACAACAAGACGGAAGATATAATCGCGCGCGGTGCTCGAGTGTATTACAAGGATATGCGTGACTATATAAAGATCGATTCGAGCGGTCCGAGTACGATCGGTCACGCGGGACACGGTAATCCCGAATTCTTTTCCCGACGAAATCCCAAACTTACATCGGCCGACCTGAAGTGGGGATACGTCTAATCCTTAATGTCAATCTTGACCGGTCGCTCCGTCCTGATTAATTTTAGGCCGAAATTAAGAAGTCGTTTCACCCATCGTGATTTCACGTAGACTGTGGTATAGTCGATAAACTCCCTCGAGCTCGGGCGGTGTTGATCCAACACGCCTTTCATGGACATGATTCGACCGAGCGATACTTTCGAACACTTGGTCGTGTCGAGTATCATGTGCACACGCTGTTTATACATGAAAACCCAATTGAAGAAGTGGTCCATATCCCGGGGTGTGGTACGATCGGTGATGTTTAGCTTGTAGGTAATCGCCATACTTTTAAGAGAGGAGATTTTTCCTCTCTTAAAAGCATGCTCAGCTATAGGACTCGTATTGTTTAGCGACGCATCATCGGGACTCGGGGCATGCCCATCCTCGGCATGGCGGGCATTTTCGGGAGCTCGTCCTTATCGAACAGCATCGACATGATCTCGAGGATCAAGATGGTCTGGTGCGACATCACAGTCATTTTTGCGAGGTCGGATTTAGGGAGGTGGTCGCCGTAGCCCACCGTGCTCATCGTCGTAAAGCTGAAGTAAAACGGGTCGATCCACGATTCGAAACCGAACGCCGAGGGGTCGGCTTTGTCTATGATCAAATAAATGATACCATAAATGATTGTGGTCGCGAGGAAAGCAACAACCTTGAGCGACATTTATCTTCTACTGAGAAAATTATACGGAATCTACCCTGTGGAGTTCGTCCATCTCGAGACTTTTACGCTGCTGAGTCTTGACGGTTTTGAATGCACCGAGCCACCGTTTCACGGCGCGCTTGGACGAACTCACGGAATCGGTATCGTCTTGGACGACAATCGACAATCCGTTACATACATCTGGCTTGTTCTCCTTTTCGGGGAACTGTGCGAGGAAGGCTTTGATGGAGATGGCAGGTATGTCCGGAGCATCATCCAGAAGTTTGTCGTATTCTTCTCTCGATTTCATGATAAATTCTACTACGTTCCCTCGGTGCTTGACATCTAAAGATAACTCCATGTCTATACACCGGTAGAACTTCGACCAAGAGACGCACATGAGCGAGTGCGCTTCCGAAAGAGGGAGCGATTGACTGAATTTGGAGATACTCGTCAAAATTCCCGCCACAACGTTAAGGAGGGCAAAGAAATATTGGATGATCATGATATTATTCTTGGTATCCTGGGAAACGCCTTCGTTCCCGCTCGGATTAAGCACGGCGAAACCGCCGACACCCGTGATGGACGCTATCACGATCGACGGGTAGGCGAGCCAGTCGTTTTGCTTTTTATAATAGAGGCGGGCGTGGTTATGCAGCCAGCGGTACCCCGCCGCCTTCTCGGCCCACTTGATGAGTAATCGCTCTTGCTTCTCACACCAGCCGTCGCAATCGCCCATGACTTACTGTAAGTCGATATTTTTTGCGCACTCCCTCGCGAGTCGGTCGACAGCTTCGTTCTGGGGGTGGCCGTTATGCGCCTTGACCCAACGCCACTCGACGATTTGTAACTGCTTACGCGCCTCGTCGATGGCTTCCCATAACTCCTTGTTCTTTACCGGCGCACCCTTGGCTGTTTTCCACCCGTTCTTTCTCCAGTTGATTATCCACGAGTTGATACCCTGTTTTACGTAGTTCGAGTCCGTAAAAATTCGCACGACCTGAATATCGCGCTTATTAGCTTCCTCGAGGGCTCTAAGTATGGCTGTCATCTCCATCTGATTGTTCGTTGTCATGCGGCTACTGCCGCACAGTTTAAAATCATCGGAGATGGCACCCCACCCACCGGGGCCGGGATTGCCGAGGCATGAACCGTCAGTGTAAATCTCAAACATGTCTCTCATTAAATTTAACGTATAATCTTTATATCGAGGTAACTACACTCGCGATTGCAGTCAAGATTCGCCTCTCCTGCTCTGATAGCCGATCGAGTCCCTGAATCGACGTGGTGTCACGAATTTCGTTATGGACCGAGCGAAGACAATCGTAATTTGCATGGTAGTACTCATGAACTCCGGTGACCAGCGCGCGTCGCATGCGGAGGAAACGAGGAGGTATGTTGGCTCGGCAGTGATGACACGGCGTGGAATGATCCACGTTTGTGCTCATCGCAGTCCACGTGTTCCCTTCAGCTCGGGCATTGGTCTCTTGAAGGTTTCTCAGCATTTCGCGGAAGGACATGTCGTGCTGTTGAATCATCTGCCGAGCCCTAAACCCTGCCATATACGCTGCAGCTCCGATGTTTCTTGCGTTGTCTAATGCGATGTTCATGTTCCTTCCGCTGTCGCCGCGACGATACTCGAACCTGAGGGAGTTACTCAGCGTCCTGTTGTCCCTCAGCACGTTCGCGGGGCCACCAAAGGCGATGATGTCGCCGTTTCGCAGAGGGCAAGGCCCTTCCGGTATAAGGTTCCCGTTCAAATACGTCCCATTCAGCGTGTCATTGTCCACCACGTAATGCAGGCCGTCCGCGTCGCACACGATCTCCGCGTGCTTACGCGAAAGCAGGTTCGGCGTGCGCGGACAGTCCAGCTGCACATCGTTGAGCCGGTGTCTCCCAAAAGTGATAACCCTGGTGTCTCCGGACGCCTGCAAGGAGATGCATTCCGGAAGAAAAGGACTTGAGGGAGCATCGCTGACTCTGACCAGCGTCGCACCCGCGGTGGGTGCCAGTAATTCTCTATTTGGCCACCCGTCGGGCGTCACGCCCGGGTGCTCGTCCAACCAAGCCTGCACAATCTGTCTCACCACCCAGTTCGTCATCACCTTCGTGCTGCTCAGGGCGAGATTCGTGTTCGGGTCCTTGGCTCCGTTTAGCCGGAAGTGCGACAATACTTTGTCCCGCTCGTACGTGTGCCCCGATTCGACCACCATCACCGGATCGCGGAACATGGTTCGCGTGATCGGGCACGTGAGTTCCTCGGGCAAATCATCATCACTCCTGTCACGTTTATTCGTCATTTCTTGAGTTAATTTCCCAGTGAATGAAATTTGGCGAGGTGACACGAAGCGTGCGCCAGTCGAAGTGATGAATGGAATGACTTTCTTTTTTGTTTTGTGATGGAATTGAAAATAAAATTAGTTTTGATTTTAGGTTATGGGCTCCTCTCATTAAAAGTGAGCGGATCATCATCTAACCCTACATCGTCATCCACATCCAAATGACAGTCGTCCGCGCATTTATTCCATATCGCAGCCGGCATGCTCGTTAGCTTATTGTTCGTGAGGTCCAACCTCACCAGCGACGTGATCAGCCCGATCTCATACGGCACGGTCGTCAGCTGATTGCCGCTGAGGTTCAACTCCTCCAGCGCCGTGAGCTGCCCGATCTCCGCTGGCAGGCTCGTCAGCTGATTGCCGCCGAGAAACAACTCCGTTAGCGCTGTGAGCTGGCCGATCTCCGCCGGCACGCTCGTCAGCTTGTTGCCGTCGAGGTGCAATTCCCTCAGCGCCGTGAGCTGCCCGATCTCCGCCGGCACGCTCGTCAGCCGATTGTCGTAGAGCCACAACTGCCCAAGCGACGTGAGCTGCCCGATCACATCCGGCAGGCTCGTCAGCTGATTGGCGCCGAGGTCCAACACCGTCAGCTCCGTGAGCTGCCCGATCTCCGCCGGCAGACCCGTCAGCTGGTTGGCCTCGAGGTTCAGCTCCCGCAGCAACGTGAGCTGCCCGATCTCCGCCGGCACGCTCGTCAGCTTGTTGTCGCTGAGGTACAACGACTCCAGCGAGGTGAGCTGCCCGATCTCCGCCGGCAGACTCGTCAGCTGATTGCCGCTGAGGTTCAACACCGTCAGCGACGTGAGCTGCCCGATCTCCGCCGGCAAGCTCATCAGCTGATTCTCGCCGAGGTGCAACCACGTCAGCGAGGTGAGCTGCCCCATCTCCGCCGGCAAACTCGTCAGCTCATTGCCGTCGAGGTACAACTGCTGCAGCGACGTGAGCTGCCCGATCTCCGCCGGCACGCTCGTCAGCTGATTGCCGTTGAGGAACAACACCTCCAGCGACGTTAGCTGCCAGATCTCCGCCGGCAGACTCGTCAGCTGATTGCCGTTGAGGTACAACCTCTTCAGCGACGGAAACGACTTCAGCTGTGCCCAGAAAGCGGCGGTCTGTGTGCCAATCGATTCCAAATCGAGTCCCACCACCTGACCATTTTCTAACTCAACCCCACTCCAATCCTCCGGTCGCTGATTAAACGACCACCTATTGCGCAATATAGGGCTCAACCCACGCAATATATGAAGTTGTTGCAGAGTCGCAAAATTGTTCTTCGCAAACTTGTTCTGTGGCAGTACTTCATGAGGGCCAAGAAGCTCGCGACTGTCCCACCCGTCGGGCGTCACGTCCGGGTGGCTGTCCAGCCAAGCCTGCACAATCTGTCTCACCACCCAGTTCGTGACCACGCGAGTGTCGCTCAGTGCGAGACTGGTAATCGGATCTGTTGATTTACGATCGAAATGCGACAGGATGGCGCTCCGCTCGTAGGTGTGCCCCGAATCGACCACAATCACCGGATCGCGGAACATGGTTCGCGTGATCGGGCACGTGAGTTCCTCGGGCAAATCATCGTCACTCCTGTCACGTTTATTCGTCATTTCTTGAGTTAATTTCCCACTGATTTGGAAAAATTGACCGGGGTCTGAAGATTTTCAATTTTCCCAAATCACAATTTCGTGCACACGTGGGCCGCAGCACAGGTTACGTTTCCCGATCTGACGAGATTCCGTTTCTTTGAGTTATTCTTGAGTTAATTTCCCAGTGAATGAAATTTGACGAGGTGACACGGAGTCCCGTGCCTGTGGAAGTGATGAATGGGAAATGATTTTTTCCTTTTTTTGTTTGTCATGGATTGAAAATAAAATTAGTTTTGAAATATGAAATGACTTTTGAGATTGTCACTGAAAAAAGTATTTGCCGAAAATATAATTAGTTTTAAAAATCAATTTGACTTTTATACCGATGACTTGAAAAAGTATTGACTGAAAATAAAATTAGTTTTGAAATAAGAAATGACTTTTGAGATTGTCACTGAAAAAAGTATTTGCCGAAAATATAATTAGTATTAAAATATAAATTAGTTTTGAAATAAGAAATGACTTTTGAGATTGTCACTTAAAAAAGTATTCACGCAATATATAATTGTCACTGAAAAGGGTATCGACTCTCGCCCTGAGTTCGGCTACATTTTTGGGCTTAGAGCCCCCGTGACCGTTCTCATCACACCAATCACGAAACTGATCGAGGAATTCTTTGGCACAAACCTGGCGACCCGCGGGGGGTAGACCGTTGGTCTTGATCAAGTGCGCGAAGTAGCGAAACACCGGGTCGGCGAGGGGAGTTCCCGAGTTTTCGGTGTCAGTCACCATTTCCGAGTTTTCGTTCGATGCGCGTCAGAAAGTGACGATTACAGAACTATTATTTTCTAAAACATCAATCACTCGGCGTGACGGATTTATTGGCTCGCAGCGCGAATCGCGCAAAATACAGTCTTCGAGCGGTATGAAAACCGGCACTCGGTCTAATATTAAGTCTATGAGTTCATAGACAGGCATCAGTCCATACCCACACTGGACCCAGAACCTACATTCCCACCCCTCGACACTGGCGAGCACACAGAAAGGTTCCGGCGCACACCCGAGCGCGGGTGCGGTGACGTAGGCCGGTGCGTACAGTGTGCGTGCTGCCGTGATGTTCATGCGCACTGAGAAGTGATTTTCAACCTCTTTTTTTCTGGGGGATCCACGATATACGAATCCACCTCGGCGTACCGCTGATCTAATTCATTCATAAGGTGTTCTTTCAATTGATTCCGGTACGCCGGGGGTAATCCCTGGACTGCCGCGATAAAAACACCGTAATCTTGCGGCATTTTTATCGCGGTTTCCAATTCTAATAGGAATCTCCGTATGTCCCGTGCTGAAAACACACCCAGAGCCGCGCGAAATCCATCGATGTTAAACATAATTCTCGTCAAGTTTTTCATTCTACGAAAATATTCATTTTCGAGGTCACTTAGGTTTCCAATTTCATTCCTTCACCGCGCGGGCGGCACGATTCTCAACTGACCGTTCTCAACCGACGACCGAAATTTCGCGTGCCGACGGCCCCTCGCGCGGCGATATAATGATTTTCGACGAAGATGAAACGGTCGGACCCCTGGAATATCTCCGTCGCGTGAAGAAAATCGATACACTATACCAGTGGCAGTCTGAATGTCTCAACCTGGAAGGTGTGAGGGATCACACGCGTAACCTGGTATACTGCGCACCGACGAGCGGCGGGAAATCCCTGGTCGCCGATTTACTGGTCGCGAAGCGTCTGCTCCTAAAGGTCGACGATCACGCTCCGATCGCGCTCATGGTTCTTCCTTTCGTGTCTCTGTGCACGGAACGACTCGCGGAACTGACGGAGATGTTCGAGTCGACCGGGGTACAGGTTCGGGGATTCTTCGGGGGCCGACCCGGGGTTCTCCCCCCGAAGTACGGCCGGGGGGGTCTGCTCATCGCCACGCCCGAGAGGGCTAACGATATCGTGACCAAGCTCATCGCAGAGGATCGAGTGGGTGAAGTCGTGACTGTCGTGGTCGACGAACTCCACATGGTACAGGACGAGTCCCGCGGGGGTATCGTCGAGCGTATGTTGACCAAGCTCATGTACGCCGCGAAGGCGGTCCAGGTGATCGCCATGAGTGCGACACTTCCCCGACCATTCGGCCTCGACGCTTTGGCTCGTTGGCTCGGGGACGCTGCCCTGTACGAGACCAAATACCGCCCGGTCGAGCTCCGCGTGAAAATCGTGTGCGGTCAGACTGTGTACCCTGTACAACACCGCGACGACTTCGAGGACGGTGACCCCTTGGACGAGATCGGCACTACACCCGTACCGAAAGATATCGACACCGTCACGTGGCTGACGAGGCAGACTCTCGCGAACAAGGAGGGTGGGGGTGTCATGATCTTTTGCGCGGCGAAGTTTCAGTGTCGAGATCTCGCGAAGATGTTGCGATCCCACGGCACCGCCTCAGAAGCGACCGAACAGCTCGCGGCTGACCTGGGGGGTGGTGAACTCGCGGCTTGTGTCTCCAACGGGGTCGCGTGGCACCACGCGGACCTTTCGGTCGACGAGAAATCCGTCGTCGAACGCGGATTTCGCGAGAATATCATCCGAGTCGTGTGCTGCACGTCGACCATGGCAGCGGGTGTGAACCTTCCAGCGTCCAGGGTCATCGTGTACGCGCCGTATAGGTACCGCACGGGCGGGAAAGGACACGAGCTTATCAGGTCCCGGGAGGTGCAGCAGATGGTGGGGCGCGCGGGGCGCGCGGGGTTCGGGACTCGAGGTGAGGCTTTCGTCATCGCACCCCGTGTGAACGATATCAGCGATAAACACTGGAATCCACTGGATGTGGGGAGGGAACTCGGGCGCAGAATCCTATCCAAGGGTGACCCGCTGCAGTCAAAAATCGCGAGGGAGGGTATGCGCCCCGTGATGCTCGAGGGTGTGGCGTGTGGACTGATCAGTACTCCTGACGAGATTCGAGCGTACTGCAAAGGAACCCTTCTCGCCGCACTGGACGAGAACGCTGAGAAGGATGCTGACGAGGCGCTCAAGTGGTTGGAAGCGGGCGGTTTCCTGATTTGGGACGGGGCGAAATGGGACGCGACCGACCTCGGCCGCGCGGCTTCCGCCGCACACATCACACCCGAGACAGTGGGGGGCGTGGTGGAGGATATCAGGCGCGTCAGGCGGAAGCTGATACTGGAGTCCGACCTCCATCTCCTTTTCCTGTGCGTCGAGCCGAACCTCTTTCTCGACGTGAAGGAATTCACGGCGACATATTCCCGACTCGGCGACCGCGACCTTTCCGTCGCCGACGCCGTGGGGATAACCCCCGATTACGTGTTCAGCAGGTTGGGCCGGCAGAAAAAAGACACCTCGGAGAAGCACGAGTTCCAGCGCCGCGCCTGTCACAGATTCCTTCACGCACTTAAACTGAGAGATTTCATCTCGGAGGTTCCGGTTACCGGGATACATGACGGGGCCGAGAGATACGCCGGTCGGGTGGCGGCGGTGTGCGGGGCGATGGGGTGGGGGGATATGGAGGGGCTGCTCATTCGACTGCGGGATCGGATCAGTGCCGGGACCAAAGAGGAGATCATGAGTTTGATGTCAATACCTCAGATCGGCGCGACCAGGGCGAGGAAGTTGTACACTCGCGGTGCGAAAACGGTTGAGGCCGTCGCGGCGAAGACCCGTGAGGATCTTATCAAGATACTCGGTCAGACCCCCGCCTGGGTCGTCGATTCGATCCTCAGCGGTGCGAAGAAGGTTCATAACGAGCAGCGCATGGCTGCAATCGAGGAGAGCGAGGCGAAGCTCCGCGAACTTCAACCGGGTGAGACGGTCTGGTTCCCGGATGATGAAACACCGTCGAACTGGAAAAAAAGAAGCCGACAAGACGACGGTGATTGGCTCGGTTGTGACGGCGGCGCAACCTCGGTTGATGACCTGGACAAATTCCAAGATATCGCACCGCACTCGAACATAAAGAGGCACGCCCGACCAGACAGGAATCCGGCTAACTCCAACCCCAAACCTGAATCCCGCGGATTTTGGGACAATGGATTCCCGAAGACGCGACAGAGTATCGGCTCTTCTGGATCCATGAATCTTTACGGGAATTTCACACCTATCCAAACTAAAAAGACTGCGACGGTTTGGAGAATATAAATACAAATCGGTTTTTATAAATTTTACAAAAAAACATAAATTACCAAAAATAATTTGGAAGAGCTCATAAATTCACGCGCAGAGCTCATGTCAGTTTACAATTTTGACAGCCCGATCGGGTCGTTCGCCTTCGGCGCACCGCACGCCGATATTTTTAGTACCGCCAACGACTGTGTTTCCGATTCCGAGTCAGCGGATTCACTCCTGTACACAAACTATGGACCAGGGGTCATGTCTCCTCGTGTCATGACACCTTTTACCACACCGCCGGGATTCCAGGAAACACCCGAACATATCAGGGAAAACGGCGGTACACTCGAGATTGCCAGACCGTCGTCGTGCAGAAGACTTTTTCCAGTATCACCACCGAAAATGAAACGCAGTAAGAAGACGAAATCGAGAACTGTGAGCGATGACGCATTCACTGTGCACCAGGTCGCCATGCAATGTATCGACGAACACGATTACCTGTTTCCAATGGAATCGAATATTGCTCAAGAAGCCCGTCAAAATTTGGCTCGCCGTTATTATTCCATTTGACCGATGATTGTCAACTGAAAAAAGTATTGATTGAAAATAAAATTAGTTTTGAAAATACAAATGACTTTTTATACCCCATGGGAAAAAAGTTTCTCTCGCGCGGGAAAGTAATTATACCGATGACTAAAAAAAGTTTGAAATCCGATGACCGAACCTCATCGAGAAATCGTGTCATAAAGAGCCTCCACCTCATGGCGCTCCACACACCGACTCGCGTCCAGACCTGCGGCGACCAACGCGGCCTTCATTTCCCAAATCGGCATCCGTGTCGGAGATGTAGTCGGGGTGGGCTCGGACTCCGGTGGTCGCATCTTCCTTGACGGTAAAGTGAACGACACCTCGAACCGGTTTTTTATTTCGCCACCCCGGTTTTTTATACCGCGCCTAGCGGGTAATGACCTAATATTCTTGTACCCATCGACGGTGACTTTCTTATAACTCGTATTAGTCACTGGCTCATGTGTAGGCTGTGGGAGAGTGGAACAGTCATGCAAATTAGCTACCTTGTTGTAGCACTCTACCGCCTCCCTCAGTGTGCTCACAGTGCCAAGGTGTAAACGTCCCTGGGAATTTGCCGGTGGGCGATATGATGGGTCACTGTATTTACGCTTGTACACGCGGTAATTTTCGGTGACCGTTTTCAGTTTTTCGGCGTCCGCCGTTTTCGGTTTATCTGTAAGGGGTGCATCGATTGACTGCGAAGCCCTGGGCAGCGCGTCGATTGAGTGTGAGGCCTTAAGCGCGTCGTTCTCCGCTTCCAAAGACCTGACCCTCTCCGCGAGGCAGGCGATTATCGTCCTGTCGAGATCGCTGGTCATGCCGTGCTGCGCACGAAAGAATGAGACTGATTCACAAATTTCATAGGTCTCATAAAAAAAAGTATTGACCGAAAATATAATTAGTTTTAAAAATCAATTTGACTTTTATACCGATGACTTGAAAAAGTATTGACCGAAATGAAAAATAATTTCCAGGGGTATTATAAGATGGCCGCCATCGTTTTGATGTTAGGCTCAGTCGCGGCCGTGGCTCTGGCGGGACAGGTGTCCGTGAAAAAGGTGGAACCCAAACCCCAAACTGAGAAGAAGACCAATTCCTCGTTCTGGGTGGACGAGATTGAGAGGGTGCGCGAGCCGGAACCGGTAACGGCCCCTGCCCCAGCGGTCTCAGCTCCTGCTCCAGCCCCGGCCCCGGTGGTTTCTGCCCCTGCCCCGGCCCCAGCGGTCTCAGCTCCTGCTCCGGCCCCGGCGGCCCCGGTGGTTTCGGCCCCGGCCCCTGCCCCGGCCCCTGTACCTATCGACTGTCAGGGTGACTGGTCGGAATGGAGCGCGTGCACGAAACCTTGTGAGGGGGGTACCCAGTTCATGTCCTTCACCCTGACGCAAGCGCCCGAGCACGGCGGTGGGCCGTGTCCCAACCCGACGAAAAAGACGCGCGAGTGTAACACACAGCCGTGCCCGCCTCCACCCCTGGCCGATGAGAACGCGGAGTTCAAGGGGTACAGACCAGTGATGACCAATCGAAAGTGTAACAACCACGGCAAGGCCCTGACCAACGAGTACCTCCGCGGTGACGGCGAGGAAAAAGTCGCCTCGAACGACGTCCTCTCGTGGAAGTACCAGAGACTGTTGGAAAGGGGTATTGAAAAGTGCGACAAGGACCAGTTCTGTCAGTACGTCGAGTTACAACACGGCAAGTCTATCGGGCGGACTTTCAAACAGGCCGATTGTCGAGGCATGGACGACACGCACCCGGAAGAAGGGGTCAAGATATGGGAGAAGAAGAATTGGGTCGATCCATACATGCAAGACCCCGCGCACGGGTACGAACAGACGGGTTCCAGGAACTTGACGTGCAGCGGTAACACCAGCGGGTGGCTGAAACAGGGCTACCTCCCGAAAAGGAACGGTAAGGCACCGTCCTTCACAGCGGGTGGCTTCAAAAACATCGATACCCTCTACGGTGAGTATCTGAAACAGGGTGCCCAGATTTGTAACTCCGACGACGAGTGTAAGTACGTCTCGGTATTCTTAGACGGTGTGTACAGGACCTACAACGCCGACGCGTGCGAGACGAACCCCATGTCAGGGATGGCGGACGTCAAGACGTGGAAGAAGGTCGACCCCAGCGTCGCGGGTAAGGCTGTGGTCGATTGCGGGGGAACTTGGTCGAAGTGGACCGAGTGCTCGAAGCCGTGTAACGGAGGGACCCAGGAGAGGACGTTCACCAAAACGCGTGCACCCGAGCGCGGGGGTAAGGCGTGCCCGAACCCCACGCAGACGCAGGCGTGTAACACACAGAAGTGTCCCCCGGTCGACTGTGAAGGGGTGTGGAGCGAATGGGGTTCGTGTTCGAAGGTGTGCGGCGGCGGGATCCAGAGCATGACCCTCGAGCAAACAGTCGCACCCGAGAACGGCGGCAGACCGTGTCCACCCACGAGAACGCGACCGTGCAACACACAAGCGTGTCCACCCCCCGAACCGCCGATGTGGAAGTGCGGGGGTAACCCGAACGCCAAGATCCTGTTCAGTCAGTTGAACGATAACAAGTGCGATTGCCAACCGGGGTTCGACGACGAACCCAAGACTGGTAAGTGTGACGTTCCAAAGAAGGCTGCACAAATAAACGATAAAAGGTATTTCGGTAACAACAATTGGATCCGGGGTCAATTCACTGCCAAAAATTACTACGGTAACGACATGCCCACTGGTGATAACATGCCCATGTTGGTCAATAAGAAGAAATCCGGATGGGAGCGAAAACAGGTAAAGCTCGGTAAGTACACGGGGTACAACCAGAATGGTAAGTGGGAGAAGGATTGCCGGAAGAAAGCGGAGGAGGAAGGTGCAGCGGGATACACAGTATGGAAACTCGATAGTGGATACAGTAAAAATTGGTATTGCACGATGTACACGAAAAACAACGGCAGAGGAACCGACGAGACGTGCGCGAAAATACCACACAAAACGGATCGGTGTGTGGACGAACATTATAACTGTGGCAGTAGCTGCAGTCCTGAACACAACGCGTACAGGGTGGGAGGTCTGTATTGGGATTACACCGCGGATTCGCGCGGTTGGGGTTGGGGTGAGAAATATTCTTCTAATTTAAAGTAAGGATGATCGCGTTCCTCGTGCTATCGATCTGTTTGTACGTGTCCATACTATGTTCGTCGATCGCGAGCGTCATGGTCTCGGACGTCGAGCCGGCTGCGGCTCAGGCGGTCGTCGAGGAGCCGGTGATGATGCCAGCACCAGCACCGTCGGTCGCCCCAGAGCCGGAACCGGTCGCTTTCGAAGTGGTCCCCTTCGAAGTGGAGGAGGAACCCGCACTGAAAAAGGAGACGTTCAAACTGATACGAGATGTCGATTACTTCACGGCGGATCTGTACCACCACGACCCAGGCGAGAAGGAAAAGTGTCTCGCCGATTGTTCGTCGAATCCTTCGTGTAAGGCTGTGGTGTTCGACGGGTCCATGTCGAAGTGCTGGGGAAAATCCATGGCCGAATTCGAAATACCGCTCCATCAACCGAACGCCGATAGGTTGACTTACGTAAAAAAAGATTCCTACGAGGAGGCTATTAAAAAATATGGGTGAGTAGTATGCTCGTCTATTTCCTATTTTTCGTGATAGTACTGTATCTTATACACGAAAAAGAGAAAAGCGTGTCCAACTTCTTTCATCTCAGCGACGGTCATTCCCAAGACGTCTACGATAAAATGCGCAAGAACGGCGTGAGCGGTGAGAGACTCAAAGATTTCGTCGTGATGGAGAACCATCTCCTCGGTCTCGAGCAAAAAGCCGTGCAGACTGGAATTCCGTATTCGCACCAGGGGAACGCCATATCCAAAAAAATCAAGGCGGCGTTCCCGAACTATAATTTCATGTACCACGGGATCCACTTGAAACAATTAGCCGAACCTAATAAGACCATAAATGGAAACCTAAGGTGAGGTGAGTCACCGTGGAAGTATGGATAATGCCAGGCACCTGGCCGTGGAGGAACCGGACGGGAGTGTCTCCATCGCCTTCAACGAAGATGTACCGGCGCCGCCTCCACCCCCGCAACCCCCTGAGATCGTACGAATCCAACGCGTCTTCAATGTCTGGTACCATCCTGCGGTGAAAGTGATGGGAATCGGGCTTTTCATAGCGGCGTGTCTTCTGGTATACGCCCTGCGGAAAGTCTTAGACATAATCAACCTCGTGCTCGTCATCGCGACAAACATCTCGCTACACCTGAAGGATCGGCCGTATAGCATAATTCAGCCGACGATTCACGGGACTGGATCGGGTTTGATGTTCATCCCGTTCTGTGTATTCCACATGTGGGGTCGGGCTGCGTTTCAATTTGGGTGCGCGGTGACGTGTTTGTTCGCGGTCGCCACCTCGAAAGATGAGATAGTCATAGAGAACTTATAATCTACTTCTTTTCCACTTCTTCACCAATCGTCGTTCCAGTAGTTCCACCGCATACTTGAACGGAAGGCCGAACCGGTCTTTATCCCTGAGAGATTTCATACCCCACTTCACGCGCTGGACGTCCGCGTTCAGGTTCGGTTTGTGCTTTCTGATCCACTTCGACCCGTAAAGACGCCTGAGTCGCTTGCGAATAGACCTGTCGTCGAGGCTCCTATATTTCACGCGCTTCCTGATGGGTGCGGTTTTCCTGTTGATCATGTTGTAGATCTGATTCTTAGTCGCGTTCGACGTTCGCTTGATGCCTAGGTTTTTCGCGATGTATACCATCCTGGCCCTCTTCATACATCCGCATTTGGCGCGCGTCATTCCGGTGGCGTTGAGAAGTTGGTTAGGAGTGAACTTTACGATTACACGCTTTCTTCTAAGGACCGGTGCTACAACGGGTGCTGGAATGCATCTGGGCACCGGGGCGGGGACCACCGGTGCGTGGAACTCGTTGATGACCGGACGCGGGGGCGGCAGCGGTGGACACGAGGGAGCTGAGAGGCGATTTCGAACGATCTCCTCCCGGCGACGCATGCGTTCGCGTCGCGCGGCGTCATCCGCACCGCCGTGTACGCTGACTCCCGATTGTTTCACGAATTCGCGAACCTCCTGGTTCATCTTACTATTAGCATAGATTTTTTTGGTTAGTGATTGTTGCCGATGGAAAGTTCCTCCTCGACAACGTCCACGCCGTAGAAAACCGACTGGGCCGCGTAGGTTTTACCGTTGTACGTGACGGATTCGTTCCTGACGTCGATGCCGTACGTGCTGAACGGTCCCACGTAGAAGTCCGGGGACCACTGATCGGGCCTTTTCCCCTTGATCGATCTGGCGCAGTGTGAGTTGTACGCCTGCACGAAAACCTCCTCAGGGACGAACTTGTCGTCGCCCTTGATGACGCGAACTGAGTTCATGAAATGGTGAAGCGTGTTCGCAACCATGGCCACCTGGTCCTGGATCTTCTTGAAATATTTCGGGACGACGTTCCATATGTCACGGCCGCTGTATCGCTCGCTGTAGTCGAGGTACGCGCGGACGCACTTGATAAGGATCGTGGGTAACTCGTTCTCCAGCTTCTTGTCCAGGTGTGGATCCGCCTCCTGGACTTGCTTGGTGAAGTTCCAGGGGAGGATACGCCGAAGGACGGATCCTGACTTGTCGTTCCAGTTCGGGACCTCGTTCCCGCCCAGGACACCGGGGACCTTCCAGTTCGGCAACGACACGGCCACCTTGTTCTTGACGTTGACGGCGATACCCTCACCGGAGACGAGCGACTGAAACTCCGCCTGCTCGAGCGCGAGATCGCCTTTGACCTCGGGGGCGATGAAGAGGAGCGCCTCCATGATGGCGGAAAGGCCGAACTTACGTTCGATGTTGTTACCGAGTGTGCGGACATCGGTCGTGTCGTAGAATTTTTGAAAGACGTTGTTGATCAGCGTAGACTTACCGGACCGGGCGATCCCCTTGAAGAACGGAATCACCTGCCATTTATCGAGCTCACCCACGTCGAAACACAGGCGACCGCCCATCACGTACGCCCACTTGCACACCTCCTCCTCGAATTTCTGGTAGTGAAGGATCTTGTCGAAGTTGGGGGTGGGAATGTCGTACCAGTCCTCGACGTGGGAGTAGTCGATGAACTCCTGATCGAAGTACTTGCACGCGATGATGGTCGGGTCCAGAGCACGGAAATCCTGACTGTCGTAAGGGTAGAATTTACACGTGGGGTGACCCTTGACCCCGGGACCGTCCTCCTTGCCGATGAAAAGACCGTTCTTGAACGACCAGGCGTGTCGCCTCTTTTCGATCGCGGGGAACTGGGGGTCGACACAGTTGGTCATGTGGCTCGCGACGTCCCTGTAGCACCCGCCTTTGCTGGTAAAGTTCCTCCAGTTCTCGAACTCTTCGTCTTTCGGGGCGAGGGAGTGCACGAAGGCGAGGATCTCGTATTTCGGGCGCCAGGCGCGGGTCCCGTACCCGAAAGGTGATTTGATCTCCTCGTAGCAGTGGTCACGGTACCGCCTGTACCCGCGGTTGTGTGCCTCGTCGAGGCTGTGGATGATCGATTTCTGGTACGGCGTGCACTTCTCGATCTCGTCGTCGTCCATCGCGAGCGGGTCTGAAAACTTCGTCAACAGGGGTTCGGCAGTGGGATTCACCGTCCGCTCGAACACGTTCCAGTGCCTGCGCACGTTCTCGAATCCGTCCTTGACCTGTTTGCCGATGTTGTTCACCCGTTTCAGGAGCGTGAACCCGTCTTCGTTCTGTTTCGACTTGATCCCCAGGGCACCCATCCTTCCCCTGAGATTTATGAGGTAGCGCCGTTGCTTTTCCTTGATCGCCTTGATGGCGCGAATGTCGATACGTTCGGCGATCGGTCCGTTTCGGTCCCAAAAGTCCGGGTGTATGAACTGGCGGTAGCCGAGCTCGCGCGCATCCCGGTGATCGCACCGCCTGAGGTCCCAGGCATCTTCGAAAATTTCGACAACCGATAAAATATCTTCCTCATTCATCGACTCGATTGACCGCTTCTCCAGTTCCAGTAGTGCTTCATACCGGTCGGGTTGCTTATCGATGAAGTGAGTGCCTTCCATAGTTATTTATTATACAATTTTTCTCTCTAAATCAATTTCAAGCTTTAAGCTCTGTGAGAATTTTGATCAGGATCCTGTTTTGGGTCTGAAGTTGCTGACTGATCGCAACCAAGGCGGTACACACGGTGTCGCCGTCTTCGGTCGCGAGGAGGGAAGTCATCAGGGAGGCGACGTCCACCTCGTCCTCGTCCTCGAGGTCCATGAGGTCGTCGTCCTCCTCGTCAGTCAGGATCTCACCCTCCTCGATTTCTTCGTCTTTCATTTCCTCAGGCTGTGTCGACATTTTACATGGGCTGAGAAAATTCGACCTGAATTTTACCGCGTTTCAGTCAGGATAAATTTTGAAATGCGGAATTACCCAAATTTATTTTCTCAGTCTATAGTACAAACACTCACACAAAAATGGCTGGCGGACTCATGCAGCTCGTCGCCTATGGCGCACAGGACGTATACCTAACGGGAAACCCGGAGGTAACTTTTTACCAGGCCAAATACAAGCGCCACACGAACTTCGCGATGGAGAACATCGAACAGACCCTCAACGGTAACCCCGCCAACTCCGGCCGCGTCTCCGTGACCATCGCTCGCAACGGTGACCTCGTCGGCGACATGTACGTCCAGCTCGAGTCCGACGCCACTGCGGGCACCGCGGCTGCTTGCTGGGTCGCCGAGCGTGCTATTTCTTCGGTCGAGCTTTCCATCGGCGGTCAGCGCGTCGACAAGCAGTACCAGAAGTGGTGGAGGCTCTACACTGAGCTTCACCTTGATGAGGCCAAGAAGAACACTTACGCTAAGCTCACCACCGCCGAGGATGGCAAGACCGTCTTCCTCCCCCTTATGTTCTTCTTCAACCGCAACCCGGGGCTTTACCTGCCGCTCATCGCGCTCCAGTATCACGAAGTACGCATTGATTTCGATCTCGCGTCGGACATGGAGACCTACCTCAACAAGGGTGTCTTCAAGGTGTGGGCGAACTACATCTACCTCGACACCGAGGAGCGTCGTCGTTTTGCGCAGAAGGGTCACGAGTACCTCATCGAGCAGACCCAGCACACCGGTGTCGACACCGTCGACGGCACCGCCGGCGGTACCAAGCAGATCCGTCTGTCGTACAATCACCCGATCAAGGAGCTCGTCTGGTGCCTCGCTGGTTCGGATGCCGCGAGCCACTGGCACTTCGGTAAGGGTTCCACTCACCCCGTGATCTCCGCGGGCACCGTGGACACCACGACCACTATCGGTGCGCAGAACCTTCCCATCTCTGCGGCTACCGGCGCCCCTGTCGTAACCACTGGTGGTGCGTCCGCGGTTGCCTGGACCGAGGAGTCTGATGCTGCGATGACCGAGTTCAAGCTCGTGCTCAACGGCCAGGACCGCTTCAAGGCCCAGGGCGGGAAATACTTTAACCAGATCCAGCCGTACAACCATCACTCCGGCTGCCCCTACCCCGGCGTGTATAGTTATAGTTTCGCGCTCAAGCCTGAAGAACACCAGCCCACGGGCACGTGCAACTTCTCGCGCATCGATAACGCGCAGGTCGCCATCACCACCGTTGCCTCCAGCGCTGCGACCAACCTCCACATGTTCGCGACCAACTATAACGTCCTGAGGATCCAATCGGGAATGGGCGGTCTCGCTTTTTCCAACTAAATACTCATACGCAGTATTTGTATAAAAAAATTCAAATAAATAAAAATTAAGATACTTGAATCACGTATCTTAATTTTTATACTTGGGCGAATTCAAAAAACGTGATATGCCCCGGCGCAGCCGGCGCAACAAGATCGACGCCGCCGCGGAGCGACTATGACGAGATAGAAGCTGAAACTCGAGTATGATGTGTCAAATGGTGTCCTGCGTGCACTCACCGAGTTTGAGCCTGAGGGGATGCGTAACGGCGAACTTCGCCCTGGAGCGTCTCGCGGAGCGTGTATATGCGTCGTGTTGTGCAAGTTCCCCTAAACGACAGAACCTTAAATATAATGAGGAAATTCCTCATCCGTAAATATACTATGATATTTAGGTACGCAGTGATATTTAGGGGGGTTTTTGGGTTTAATCGTAATACAAAATTCTTTTAAACTATAGAAGCATAACAAAAATTTCTGTGTTATTGTTGAAAATCAACAATTTTGCCACCCAAATTAAAAAAACGTGATAATATCTACTTGGGCGACCGTTTTCTTTTGGACGCCGCGGTCGAGACTCGCTTTTTCACCTGCTTTCGACGCGCGGTTTGAATTTTCTTCGCGGCTTGGGTCTTGAGCTTTGTGGCGCGACCCTGGTTCTTATTCTTGAGGATCACGAACGAGATGTTCGCCCGTTTCACGTTCGCACGGGTGAACGGATTTTGAAACATGGAGAAGGATCCGGGTTTGTTATACGCATCCGTCATGCTCATCCGTGCCTGGTTACGGAAGGACTGCGGGAGCAGGTACTGAGAAACACGTCCGTACGTATATTTGACCGCCTTTTGACCGTTCGAAAAGTTGTGGCCGGCGATATGATCCTCGGGCATGTTATTCACTGCATTTTCCTTCCACTGGATGCGTTTAGCGGTGTTGGTCTTATTCCTGTTTTGATTACGCTTGACAGCGGGTTTGTTGCGTGTATACGCGACGGCGTTACGGTGACGATTGTTTGAGTTGGAGTTGGAGTTGGTCATGTCTCCACCGTGGTAACGGTAGGTGCTCCTGTTATACCCTACACCAGAACGAATTCTTCTTTGGTTTCGCCGTATAGGTGGGCTGATTAAATTAAAGTTAAAGTTGCCGGCGTTTCTTCGTGTCCTCCTACCCCGCGCGTTATAATAACTATCCTGCATACCGTAAAACATATCACCCAAATCATCTAACTCAGAGTGATACGCGTCGGATCCAAAGTATGTGTACACGAACCAATCTACATCTTTATCGGTAGGTTCCCGGGTAAGGTATTTCCTGAGGAAGGTCTTCACCTTCGCGACTCTCGGATCCGCGGGGAAAAGGCCGTTCGGGTTCGTCGGTGTTACTGGGGCTCCAGTCCAAAAGGTTCCGTCATCCATGGAGCTAAAGGGTCGACCTGAAAGGTCATAGTTCGCGTCTGCCGGCCGGTTGTTAGGGTGTGTAGTTCGCGTCCTGAACTTTTCAAAATCGGCGGCAAATCGAGCTCGAACAACCCGAATTCCCAATTTGTGACCGAGGCGGAAGACTTTTCCCCACCCTAAACGCAGATTTCTAAACCCAGGTTTGTCTCCCGGGATGCTATAATTCGCCATTAAATGACGTTTTTGGTCGTCGCTTAAGCCAGAAAATCGTTGCGCCCAAATCCGCGCTCGGTTGTTTAAGGATGCCATGACTTACAATAGCATAACAAAAATTTCTACTTGGGCGACCGTTTTCTTTTGGACGCCGCGTTTGCAAGAAGTGTCCTTCGAGCCGAGACTCTGTTTTTCACCTGCTTTCGACGCGCGGTTTGAATTTTCTTCGCGGCTTGGGTCTTGAGCTTTGTGGCGCGGCCCTGGTTCTTATTCTTGAGGATCACGAACGAGATGTTCGCCCGTTTCACGTTCGCACGCGTGAACGGATTTTGAAACATGGAGAAGGATCCGGGTTTGTTATACGCATCCGTCATGCCCATGCGCGCCTGGTTACGGAAGGATTGTGGGAGCAGGTACTGAGAAACACGTCCGTACGTATACTTGACCGCCTTTTGGCCGTTCGAAAAGTTGTGGCCGGCGATATGATCCTCGGGCATGTTATTCACTGCATTTTCCTTCCACTGAATTTTTTTGGCATTGTTGCTCTTATTCCTGTTTTGATTACGCTTGACAGCGGGTTTGTTGTGTGTATACGCGACGGCGTTACGGTGACGAGGACGATTGTTTGAATTCACTGGATCATCGTTGAATCTACCGTGGTAACGGTAGGTTCTCCTGTTATACCCTACACCAGAACGGATTCTTCTTTGGTTTCGTTGTATAGGTTCGTCGTATGGTACGTTTCTTCGTATCTTCCTACCTCGCGCGTTATAATAACTATCCTGCATACCGTAAAACATATCACCCAAACCGAACGCGTCGGATCCAAAGTATGTGTACACGAACCAATCGATATCCTTATCGGTAGGTTCCCGGGTAAGGTATCTCCTGAGGAAGGTCTTCACCTTCGCGAGTCTCGGATCCGCAGGCAAAAGACCGTTCGGGTTCGTCGGTGTTACTGGGGCTCCAGTTCGATAGGTTCCGTCATCGAGGGAGCTAAAGGGTCGACCTGAAATGTCATAGTTCGCACTGGGTCGCGTCCTGAACTTTTCAAAATCGGTGGCAAATTCGGCGGCGACGACGATGGACTCTACCCCTATTAACGATATCATGATGAGGCGGAAGACTTTTTGGGTGATTGCTTCGTCAGAACGCAGATCATGAAGCCCATGTCTGTCTAACGGAATGCTATAATTCGCCATTAAATGACGTCTTTCGTTGTCGCTTAAGCCATAAAATCGTTGGATCCAAATCCTCGCTCGGTTAATGTTATTCACCATGACTTACAATAGCATAACAAAAATGTCTAAAGCAACAAAAAGGAAATATCGTTAATCTTGTGGAGGAGGTTAAAAAACCGCGCGTCGGAGTCCACGTCCTTGGGCCTGATGATCTCGAGTTCGATCTGGTACGACGCCTCCTCCTCCGAATCCATGTCCGCGTTATCGCCGCTACTGATGGTCATGTCGATGCTCAGATTTTTACGGACGAACGAGTGTCGGGTCTTGGACCGTTTGCGGTCCATCTCGTACTCGCCGGTGGTGGGTATCTCCCGCGAGATACAGAAACGAACGTCGAGGGGTTGTTCGCTATTCACGAAATCTTCTTTGCGCACCTTGATCTTTTGGATCATATCTTGGTCGCCGGTATCCTCGTCGTTGGTGATACGAACGCTCTCGGCGTCGTTATAGTACACCTCGTACGATTTGGATTCCTTCTTTTCCCACCTGTCGTATTTCTGCAAACCCCGGAGGACCTTTTTCCACGCATCCTTTCCGACGTTCGTGTCGAAGAAGGAACCGTTCTGCCGACCGAGGCGGATCTCGACCTCGATGTCGTCTTCGTCCTTGTGCGCTTCGAATAAAGGAAAGGTCGTGTCAACGATCTTCTGTATGTCCATTCATAGTACGAGCGCGCCTTTCCCTTAAGTGTTTTATGTGCGCTGAACGTATGAAGGGCATTCGTAACAAAGGAAACACGTGCTACTTCAACACGGCGCTCCAGTGCCTCCTGTACATTCCGGCGCTCTCCAATTACATGATCCGCAAACCGTACGCGGGTGAGTGTACATTCACCAGGGCGTACTCGGATCTGATCAAGGTCTACTGGACAAGGGGTCGAGACCACGTGGGCGTGACCAAACTACTCGAGGCTTTCGTCGAGAAGTTCCCGCGGTTCGCGAACATGGACGAACAACACGACGTCCAGGAGGCGGTGCTCTGCATCGTCGACATTTTGGAACGGTCCGTCCCGGAAATCAAACCGTGGTTTTACGGTAAGAAGACGCAGGAGACGGTTTGGCCCACGGGGAAATCCACGAGTGAAGAGGATTTCAGCGTGCACTTGGTGACGTCGTCGAGGTCTAAGGATATGGGCCAGATTTTGGCAAAGAGTACCGACTGGAACGTCATAGAGAATTACGTCGACGACGACGGGAAGCGGCATAACCTGGCGACGACGCGCATGGTCTTCTCCGAGCTGCCCCGCGTGCTCATGATATCCTTCGATAAGAAGAGTCACGTCCAGATCCTCAAGAAACTCGTCATCGGGGACAGTCAGTACGATCTCATCTCCACGGCGGTGCACGTGGGCGAACAGGATGACGGGCACTACGTGTCCTTCGTCAAGAGGAAAAACAAGTGGCTGTTCATAAACGACGATCACGTGGAGGAATACGACCCGCCGGAACAGGCGTCGTATTATTTCATGGTCTACAATCTAAAAACTCCTTCATCTCAACGTTCTCCTTGATGTTGACGATCGTTCGGTAGAACGTTCGCCTGTTGTTCGGGTAGGTCTTGTCCGTCCTTCGCTTCAGGGGCCGCCACCACATGGGCGATTCCCACGTGACGTATTCGCACTCCACGATCGCGCCGTCCTCCATCCACGGTTTCGCCTCGAACCGGCCGTGCGGTATCTCCGATTCGAAAAACAGTTTCCCCTTTTCCTGTACGTACAGACGCCAAGTCGGTTCTCCCTTTTGAAATCCCGGCGTTTCTCGCGACGGCTCCCACCGCGCGAGAAAGTCGACCGTGTTCTTATCCCGCGGTTTCCATTTGAACATCGTCTCGTGCGTCCCTATGCGTATCGGTTCGTGGACCGGCGTGAACACCAGGCCGTCCATCCTTTGCGTGACAGTCGGGAGGTACTCGTTCATGAAGGTTTTGAATTCGCGCATCGGGTGGAACTTCTTACACTTGAGGCGGTATGGATCGGATTTCATGCATATCATACCCTTCATCATGGCTTTGGCGGCGTCCATGCGTTTGTGTAGATCGAGGTTCCACACCGACTCGCCGCACACCCGAACCGCGTCGTATACCATGAGCACGTTCTCGTAGAGTTCACCGTCGAGGATCGTGCCTTCGTACGCGGCTTTCTTGAGGTTTAACGGAATCTCGGTAACCTTGAACGATCGGTTCACCAAGAGAGTCTTCTTCTTACCCTCGTACGTGATGGCGACCAACATGTGTCGCTCACCGTCTGTCTTTTCGCACACGACATATTCCCCACCTTTCAGGATCGGGAAGTGTTGTCTCTCGATCGAGACGGGTTGGGGGCCGGGAAAATACTCTTTGGATCCCCAGACCTTGTGAATGTACGTCACAACGAACTGTTCCATGTGTTATGAGTGCTCGGAACCTTTAATTCACTTTCACACTCGCGGCGTTCAGAATATTACTGACGCACTCATGCGCATAGGTTTGGATGAGCCTCGCGCCGGAGTAGGCAAACACCTTGACACCCTGTTCCTTGAAATCTTCGAACATGTTGGGTCGAAGTCGCCATTTCTTTTTCTTGATTTGTTTGATCACCGTTCGAGGCATCATCACCCATACCTTCGCGTCCGTGGAGGCGACGTGGTAAAAGTGCGGTGCGGTCTTTTTACCGAGGACGGTATCGAATTCGAGTCCCATCTGCGAGGCCGCTTCCATCGACCCGTTACGTACCTTATCCTTGAACATGTCCCAATTAATACCTTGCTTCACGCCGGGGAAGACGACCAAACCGGCGTTTTCGTTAATCTCCAACGCCTTCTCCAAGGAAGTTTCATCCACCCCGATCCCGAAATCAATAAAGAGGATTCGGTCGTAGACTTTCATGCACTGCTCGATCATCGCCGCTTTCTCGAACGGGTCGTCGTTGACGTACAAGATCTGGTGGTCCACACTGTTCTGCACGCATAGGATGTTGAGTTT